ACTGTGCCAGCAGCCAGATTAAAGCGGTTCGCCGGGTCATCCAGCGCAACGCCCTCGAATATAACCGTCGGACTGCACACCGAAAGAACCCAGCGCGTTCGTGGTTGCCATCGGGTTAAGAGATAAGTTAGCCATGCTTGAGAGCTCCCGTTAAGCCTGGTTGTTGAAACTGGTGACCTGACGCTTGCCAGACTGGAACGGAGCCCAGGTGACAGCAGGATCGCCTTCGAAGGTGCTGATCTGGCGACCAGTTGCATCAGCGCGTTTAATTTCACGCAGCATGCCAGGCCCAACAGACAGGATTGCCGATTTCTGCGCGTCGGCGTAGATCGTCTTCTCGGCCACACTCAGCAGGGCTGAGTCAGCGATGGAGGACAGGTCGACGGTTTTGAAGTCAGGCGAATGTTCCTGAAGCTGGATCATCAGGCGGCGGCGATATGCCAGCGGCTTTTCACCGGACAGCGGAACCGGCGCGCGCTTACCGAAGCAGGAGAACACGCTATCGGCCTTCACCTGTGCGTCGGCGACTTCGTTACGCTCTTCATCGCTTAACTCGGTTGGAATGCGCGACTTAAGCTCTGCGATTTCGCGACGGACATCGGCGTCAGCCTTTTCTTTCGCCATACGCTCAGCCTCTTCGGTATCGGCCTTCTCTTTGGCTTCAGCGTCTGCTTTTTCCTTCGCGGCTTTCTCTTCCGCGTCAGCTTTGGCTTTCGCCTCTTCGGCCTCTTTCTCCTCAGCATCAGCCTTTTCTTTCTTGGCTGCTTCTTCGGCATCGGCCTTGGCTTTCAGGTCTGCTGCTTCTGAGTCAGCCTTAGCCATGCGTGCGTCAATCGCCTTATTGATTAGCGCTACGATTTTTTCCTCGTCCATCTTTTCAGCCTCGTTTGGAATGGAATCAGATTTAACACCAGTAGGGGCAAGGAGTTTGTCCCATACGCCCTGTTCACAAATTGCAACGTGGTCGAGCAACTCAGGGGATGGCTCCACCAGTAGAGGCTGACCGTCGATCTCAATGATTGAATCGGGAACCTCAACAAACTTGACTGTTGGTGAGGTGCTTAACTGCCTGGTTGCCATGATTTCGGCAGCCTCGGCGTCATATACGCGTGCAATTGCCCACACCTCACCATTGTCAGCAACCCAACTATTTGTCAGGGTGCCGATAACGCGCTTGGCGAATTCATTGCTATCAAGCGTATTTTTCTCCGGGTGCAGCCATATGAGCGGTAGCCCGGCAACCCGCTGGAGAAACTCTGGGGTGAGATAGTCGTCCGGGTTACGGAAGGCCATCTGTTGATCTGCAGAGCGCCAGGTTACTCCCGTTCCGGTCACCCGGATGGCGAACATCCACATATTGATAAAGAATTGCGGGCTGCTTAAGGTCCCGTCAGCGATGAGTGCGGCCACTTCCGTTTCATTGAGCGCCTGCCGTGCCAGCATCTCAGCGAATGGCTGATGTAGCGGTTTAGGCAGATCGTCAATGTGGAACCATCCGGCGGCCAACGATTCGTCGTTAAGCTTCGCTTCGAATCTCTCCGGCACTTCGGCGCGAAACGTCAGATAATCACCGTGAACACTGTGCGGGATCAGCGGACCATCGTACTGATAACCCACCTCTTCCAGCACCTCGCGGCGCGCGGCATCAATAGCCAGTTCTCCCTGCTCTACCGTGCCGCCGGGCTGACACCAAGTGCCATCATCCGAGCGCTGGATCAGGAAGACGAACTTACCCTGACGGAACATTATCCCGCTGCCAAAAATAGCCACGTTTTAATGCTCCTATGCTGCTTTCTTCATCGACTCCATGAACTTCTGCCCCTTCTGGGTCAGCATGTATTCTGGAATGCTTCGAATGTTGTAGATGTAGGTCACGTAGCACTGACAAAAAACCTCTTCGCCAGGCTGAGTGATTTCGTCGAGGTAACCGGCAGGCCCGGCTTTCACGTACCCGTTTTTTTGCGCCCAGTTCCCGCGAATCAGGTAATACAGCTGATCGCGTTCCTTGTGGTCCTCGCGGAAGTCATAGCCAGGACGCCGCCAGTGGCTGTGCCATATCGCTGCAATCGCGTTGTTGCTGGTTGCGATCACGTTGTCGATGTTGGCTATCAGCTTATGGTTCTGGTCGATCATCACCCGGCGCGCTTCATAGTCCACCTTCTCGGCGGCCTTCTGAATGTGCCCTGCCGTCTCCCGCATTGTTCCCTGAATGCCAGTCAGCGCAATACTGTCGGCAGAGGGAATGCTGCTGGCCCAGCCGCTAAACCGCGATAACGTGGTGTCGATGGCTTTTTTGCGGTTGAGCTTGATAAGGTCGGCGCTGGCGAGGATCCTCCTGTCGAGCTCTGTCCTCAGCTGTGGCTCAAGGTAGTTGAGTGTAAACCGGGATATGCCCTGGTGGCGCTTCAGCGCGCCAGCACGCCCCACCTGCAGGTCGTATGCTTTCGTCAGATTGCGGGTGACCATCGCCATGTAGTCATCGGCGGTTTCGCTTTCGGCGGCCTGGCGGATAATTGCCTGCCAGCGTTCCAGCTCTTCCCGGGACGAATAGCCGTTGCGGAGAAAGAACTTCACCGCATCTCTCACTGTTCGGGTGAAAGTGTTCATAGCATCATCCCGCCGCCCGGCTCTTCAGCTTTTGGCGGCTCCGGCGGTGGGTTGTCTTTCAGCGAGTCGTAATCGAGGTTAAGCCGCTGCGGGAAGAGGTTCTCGTTGGCGTTGGCGTTTTCGCACGCCCACTCGATAAGTGTCGCGCGGTTCTCCGGGTCCGCTGTGAGCTGCGGCAGCACCGCTTCCAGCATGCTTACTATCGCCTTGAATCGCGTCTCATCGACCTTCACCTTCTCGCTTTCCGGCTCTTTCAGAGAGGATGGCCAGCGGTACTCGAAGTTGTTTATCCAGCTCGCGAAATACACGCTGTAGGTGTTTTTCAGCTCCGGGAAGCCGGCGCGTAACGACTGGAAAAACTCTATGCTCCAGGCACGGTACTGGCACACGCGGATGAAGAACGCGTAAAGCGAGTCCAGCCACTCGCGGATGTTGTCGATGTACACTGCCACGGCGCGGGCATCTTCAGTGCCTTCACCGAAGCCCTGGGCGAACGTCTCAGAGTTGAGGATGATCGCCGGCATGTCGGCGGCGGCGGCCACGTTCTCCAGGATGTGCTTACGCGCAGAGTCGAGAGGTTTTTCCAGATTGCTCAGGTCGATTGACTCGATGTTGTCGCTCTCGCCGATCTGCAGGACCTCTCCCGTCTTCCCGCGCTTAAGCATCATGCGCTTAATGCCGCTGAGCTTCTGCATCATGTTGTTGACGACGGAGCTTGGCCCCTTAATTTTCGTCACCAGCAAGCCACCTTTCACCGCAACCATGTCGTCGGTGCGCATGGTCTGGATGAAGGATTTCAATGGATAGAGCGCTCGCTGGTATACGCTGCGGCCGGTGAAGCCGAACGCCGCAGGGTTGTATGCTAGGTAAATCGGATCCTCGTTCTGCACGACAACGCAGCGCGATTTGTGATACGGCTTGCCCGCCACCCGGATACCGTCGACTTTCTGGAAGTCCTGGGCATTTGGGTCCTGATTCAGCACGATGCTGCCCGCGGTGTTCAGCGGGTCGAGAATGTTAAAGCTGACGTTGTGCTTGTACAGCGTGCGGTAATCCAGCGATTCATTCGGCTCCTGGTTATCCACCAGCATTGCAATCGCAGATACGCCGTAAATTCGGGCGATCCGCGCGGCGTTGGCGATGTGCTGGTTAGCACCCATCGCTTTCCATTCTCGCTCGAACGCGTCACGCAGGCGCTGCTCAAGGCCATAGGACTGGGCAACATGGACGGTGCGCGGCTCATTCATCGCCATTTTAATCGGGCGATCCACCATCTTTCCGCCCAGCGGGTGGTAGAGGTAAACCGTTTTGCAGGTCTGATAGCCAGCCGTTGACCCTGGCTGGATGTCGTCGCTGTCCAGCAATGCCATCAACTCTGAGTGAGAGCAGCTGCCGATTTCGAAATCGTCTTCGTTCATTGGTCCTCTCGTCAGATTGCGTCGCTGCTGCCGAAGGCGATGATCAGCCCGTAGGTATAATCATCGAGCAAGTCATCGGCGCGTTTATGCGCGTTCTTGTCGGCAAGGTGGAATCGGGAAACCTGCTTGTGCAGATGGTTTGCTGTCTCGCCCTTGAAGACGGCTGTCTTCTCGAAGGCGTATCGGGATATTTTCGCCAGCCCGCGGTAGTGATAACCGGAGGCCATAATGGCGCGCTCGTCCTTTCCTTTGCTGGTCAGGGCGGACTCAATTTTGTTGACTGGCCATCCCAGGCTTTCGCCTTTCTGCAGGAGGATGCTGCCCATACTGGCGTCTTCGATAAAAACGCCGAGGCTGCCGTTGATGGCAACGCACTGGCCGGAAAGCTCGTTGAGCCGGTCGAATACCGACGGCATCCACGTTTCCAGCAGTGCGCCGTCAATCTGCACCACATCCCAGTCCAGAATGGTGAGGCGCTGAATGCCGGGCCGGGTGTCGACGGCGTAATACACCACCGCCGTGCCGTCATGCTCAGAACCACCTTTAACGGCAGTATCCATGACAGCAAAGACGGCCTGGCACATTTCAGGGTAATCGACAGGCTGATCCTGATTCTCACCCTCAAACCATTTCCGGATGTCGAACAGCGAAGCGGCTGACCAGTCGACGAACTCGGCCAGAAACTCCTGGCGGAACACTCGTGGGTCGTTGTTCGCCTCTTCCTTTTCCAGTTCTTCAGGTGGAACGAACGGATTGGAAGACGTCGGCGCGTGGTGCTCTATAAAGCCAAGGTTCTTGTCGTGGCAGATGGCATAAAAGAAGTTCTCTTCGTCCACACCGTCCGGTGTTGAAAATACGTAGGCCCGGCCTTTCGTCGTCAGCAGTGTTGGCTTAATCGACTTGGGCCATATCTCCCTCAGCATCTCAGGCGACTTGGTAAACGCCGCCTCGTCTATCAGGATGATTTCGTATTCACGACCACGGCCAGCCAGTTTGTTGTCGTTGGTGACCCAGAAGTCGATCTTCCCGCCGTTCTTCAGCAGCAGTCGCTTCTCCTGGCGGCTGAAGCTTTTTTTCAGAGGCAGCAGGATTTCTTCGAGCTTGTCGTAGATCTCCTGATACTGACGATATTCAGCAGTAAAAATCCCCACCCTGCCGCCGAGTTCAATATCCATACCCGGACGCTTAAACGGAGCAGTAGCGTAGGTCACCGCGGCGCTGGAAAGCATGAAGGTTTTGCCCCAGCGACGACCACACCGGACCGCATGCAACTGACCTTCCCAGGAATCAGACCAGACCTTTAATTGCCCGTCATGCAGCGTAGGAAGGTAAATATCGGCCATATCATCTTCCCGGTATTGGCAGCGAGTTATGAACGACAATCGCGTTGTCTTTATCACCGTCTTTCATCACATCGATTTCCAGTTCAACTTTTTCAGTGGCTGCTTCCCGGTACGCGGCATCAACTTGAAGTTTCGCTATTGATCCTTTGGTGTATTCCAGCGACTCAATACGCGCAGTATTGCGGTGCATAGCTTTCTCCGCGGAGGAAATAAGTTCATGAAGGTCTTTTGCTGTCTCGTCATTAGCGAGTTCTAACTCTGCCTGCCAGCGGCCGATGTTCTCCGCCGCAGTCAAGTTCGCAGCACGTAGCCAGAAAAGCTCATCATCCAGCGTGAGCGCTTGTGCATCCTCTGTAATGGCGTCAGATAGAAGCATGCGGCGCCCATATCCCCCATGTTTAAGGGCTTGCTGGTTTCCGGGTTTGAATGGGTTTGTTGGCGGTGACCGCCTGGATCCGCGTATCGGTTTCGTTTCTGGAGAATTTGTGGAATTTTCGCTTTTATTCGCAGTTTTATCTTTTCCCTTGCAAGCCTTCTCCTGAGTGGAGTTACGCATTTTTCCTTTCTGCGAATTCGCAGTTTGATTCGCAGTTTTTTTTTGCGAATTCGCAGCACTATTCGCAATCTTGATATAACGCTTTGCGCTGGCGTAATTCAGTCCCTGCGCTTCACACCAGTCTTTGGGGGAAATACCGGATTTAGCATGCTCGGCGAGGAACTGGTGTTGCAGTGCTCCCCAGTCCGGTTTTGCCATATCTGATCACCTGCCTGTTTGTCATTATCGCAGACACTCAGGGAATGCCTGCTGTAATGCCTTATCCCTTCAGAAATTCTTCAGTCTTAGTCACGATCTGACTTTCCAGCAGCTCTGCATGTGAACTGGTCACAATGGCTTGATGATGTGGGTGCACATTTTCAACCAGCCATTTCATCAGTGGCTTAGCAGCTTCCTGAAATGTGTCGTCGCTCTCATAAATCGGTGTACATTTAAATTCATGGATTCGGCTGATGTGAACGGAACGAGTTTGAAGTGAACCAGGATCACAACACAGGGTGATAAACTCTTCCCCATTAATCACAGCTTTTCGCAGGTCGAACTGGGTGTTTGAGTACCCTGTTAAAAATGGACTCCTTTCTTCAATGGGGAGAATTCCATTGATTACAGAAGCAGTAACCTTTGGTTCCTCAAATAATTCAACCTTCCAGTATTTAATCAACTTAATTTCCATTACTGTTCCCCGTTACTTTGTCGTAGGTGCGCTCGCAGGTACTTCCGGCGACATAACGCTCATCAGCCTCTTTTGCGAACTTTCCCGCCAGATCGTCAGCTTCGCCAAGCAACTGGGCGAGCAGTATTCCGGTCTCGGCTTTTGCCTGGCTTGCTGCGGCAAGAGCGGAAAGCCTGCCGGTTTCACTTCCTGCGAGCTGCCGTTGTACTGCTGCGAGCTGCTGTTGCAGCCCACCGCGAGCACGCTCAGCAGCATCAGCATCGGCCTGTATTTTTGCCAGTTCTTCATC